GGGCGTCTCCTTTCTAGAGAAACTATATGACATGAAACTTCCTAAAGAAAGGGAAATCCGTGGAGGCCTTTCGTGCTGCGCTCGAAGTCCTGTTCGCGGAACCGAACCTTGGCGAGACCGCGCTCTGGCAGGCGAGCGGCGTCGGCCCGGGGGTCACCGTCCGCGTCATCCGCCGCCGCCCGGACGCCGTGGTCGAGTTCGGGGCGTCCCGCGCCTTGATGGCGACCGTTCTGCTCGACCTGCGCAGGACCGAAGCTTCGGCAATCGATGAGGGCGATCTCGTCGTGATCGGGACGGACACATTCAAAGTCATCGGGACGCCCTTATCCGATTCCATGGGGCTCGTCCTGACCTGCGAGGCCGTCAAGGTCTGATCCCATGCGCTTCAACCTTGAACGTCCCGACATGCGCAAGGTGCTGGCGGGCACCCAGCTGGGCATCGAGCGCGCGGTTACGTCGGGCATGCGCGATGCGGCCGACGGCCTTAAGCAGGATTTGCGCGATGACGTCGTCGCCTCCGGACTTGGCGAACGCCTCTCGCGGACATGGAGGGGCAAGGTATTCCCCGAGGTCGGCGAGAGCGTCGAAGCCGCAGCCTTCGTCTGGTCGAAGGCCCCGAAGCTCATCGACGCCTTCGATCGTGGCGTCACCATCCGCTCGGCGCGAGGGTTCTGGCTGGCGATACCGACACCCGCCGCAGGAGCGCGTGGGCGCGGGCCGAACGGGCGTGCGTCACGCATCACGCCCGGCGGCTGGGAGCGGCGCACCGGCATGCGGCTGCGCTTCGTCTATCGCAAGCGCGGCCCTTCGCTACTTGTCGCCGATAGCGCTCGCCTCAATACGCGAGGGCTTACAGCGGCGAACAGGCGCAAGACCGGCCATTCAACGGTGATCGTGTTCCTGCTCGTACCCCAGGTCACGCTCCGCAAGCGGCTCAACATCGATGCGATCGCCAAGCGGCAAGCCGCGCGCGTGCCAACCCTGATCGCGCGGCACTGGCCGCGTTCCTGAAGGCTCGTCCTCCATGCCATCGAAACGCGAAACCGTCCTCGGCGCGGTGAAGGCGCTGGTCGCTTCCGCCTTGCCGGGCGCGGAGGTGAAGCGCAACCTTGCCAAGCCGGAGCGCATTCCGCCGGGAGGACTGGTCGTGATCCGCGATGGCGATCCTGGAGAGCCCGACGTCACGCTCTCGCCGGTATCCTACCTCTACACCCATCGCATTCCCGTCGAGATCGCCGCCTTCGAAAGCGCCACGCTCACGCGTGAGCAGGTGGTCGACGACATGCTTGCCGCCATCGGCGCGGCGATCATCGCCAATCGCAGGCTCGGCGGGCTTGTCGACTGGATCGAGGCGGAAGCCCCGACCTCCGAGGACATCGAGACCACGGGCAGTCAGGCAGGCCGCTTCGCCGATGTCGTGATCGTCGCGACCTACGCCACCGCCGATCCGCTGAACTGAATGACGGTCCTTCGACGGCGCTCGGACCTTTGGAACTGAACGGCGGCGTTTCGACCCCGCTCGGCCCTCTGCAACTGCACCACATGGAGAACGACCCATGCCTCGCGCACGCGGCGTGAACGCGGCTCTCGCCGCCGTGTTCGAAAGCACCTACGGCACCCCGCCCGGCACCGGCTTTCGCCGCATGCCGTTCGCCTCGGTCAACATCGGCGAGGAACAGGGCCTGATCGCGAGCGAGCTTCTCGGCTTCGGCCGCGAGCCGCTGGCGCCGGTCTATGACGTGATCACCAACACGGGCGATCTCGTCGTTCCCGTGGATACCCGCAACATCGGCGTCTGGCTGCGCGGCCTGATGGGCGCGCCGACGACCGTCGCCGCGAACGCCGCCACCGGAACGATCACGCTGACCGCGAACCTTCTGGTCAACGACACGGTGACGGTCGATGGCACGGTCTATACCGCCGTCGCCTCCGGCGCGACGGGCCAGCAGTTCAACCTCGGCGGCACGGCGGCGCTGACCGCCACGGCGCTCGCCGCGATCATCAATCCGAGCGCGAACGTCGCGGCCGCGGCGGTTGGCGCGGTCGTCACCCTGACCGCCAAGGCGCTGGGACCGGGCGGCAATGCGCGGACGCTGGCGACCAACGCGCCGACGCGCGCCACACTGTCGGGGGCGACGCTGTCGGGCGGCGCCAACAGCCACACCTGGTTCTCGGGCGCGCAGGCTCTGCCCTCGATGTCGATCGAGGTCCAGCTTCCCGACGTGCCCTTCTTCGGCATGAACTACGGCGCGCGCATCAACAGCTTCCAGGTTCAGGCGCAGCGATCCGGGCTGCTCACCGCCTCGCTCAACATCATGGCGCAGGGCGAGACCATCGCCGCCACGGCGCAGTCCGGCACGCTGTCGGAGTTCGTGCTGGAGCGCTTCGGCCAGTTCCAGGGCGAGGTCCGGCGAAACAACGTGGCGCTCGGCAACGTCATCTCGGCGGAGCTCACCTATTCGAACAACCTCGAAGCGGTCGAGGTGATCCGCAGCGACGGGCGCATCGCTGATGCCGATCCGGGCATCATTGCGCTCACTGGCAACATCACCACCCGCTTCGAGGACCGAGTCCTTCTGGATCAGGCAACCAACCGCCTGCCGTGCGAGCTTCAATTTCGCTGGGCGGCCGGCGCGGCCGCATCGCTGGTCTGGACCGCACACCGGGTCTTCCTGCCGCGTGGCGACCGCCAGATCCAGGGGCCGGGCGGCGTGCAGGCCCCGTTTGCATTCCAGGCCGCGATCGATCCGGTGCTGAACCGCGCCGCGACCTGCCTGCTCACCAACGACGTCGCGTCCTACTGACCCGATCCGACAGGAGGCTCCCTTGCTCAAGCTCTCGACACCATCCCGCGATCCGTTCTGGCTCGACATCCTGCCGGGCGTGCGCATCCAGTTCCGGCCGATCTCCGTCGCCGACATGCTCGTCGCCCGCGCCGCCGCCGCCGAGTCTCTCGGCACGAAGGTCGAGAGCGACTTGGCCCTCGACCGGAGCACCACCGTCGCGGCCGGCGCGGCCTTCACGCGTTCGCTCGCGCTGAGCGGCATCGTGGCGTGGGAGGGCATTGGCGACGCTGGCGGCAAGCCGATCGATCCGAGCCCGGTCGCCATCAATCAGCTGCTCGAGGTCTGGCCCGCCTTTGACGCCATCGACCGGCTCTATGTCGGCCCGGCCCTGACGAGGTTTGAGGAAAAAAACGTCTGATCGCCCTCGCGCGCTGGCACTTCGAGGGCGGCGATGGCTACTGCGCCGCTTGCCCATCGCGGTGCGGGGCTTGCGCCTATGTCGAGCACGCGCCCGTCACGGCCGAGGGGCTTCTCGCATGGGAGGTCATCCGCCGGTGCGCGGGACAGGTGCGCGCCGTGATGGGCGGCGTCTACGCCATCGACTTCGGCGCGGTGCTCGCTTTGGCTGAGGCCATGGATGCGTCCTCGCCGCTGCTGGCCGACATCCTCCCCGAGATTGAGCCGATCATCGTGGCCGCCTATGGCCGCGACGCCGGCCGTCCCAATCGCGATTGAGCAAACCCGTCCATGTCGACCACCAATGTCTCGATCCGCCTCGGCGTCGAAGGCAAGGCGGAGGTCAAACGCGCCTTCGAGGAGGTGGGTCAGGCGGGCACGCAGGCCTTCGGGCAGGTCGACCGGGCGCTTGAGAAGACGGGAGCCGCGACGGATCGGGAAACCGCCCGGTTCAAGCGTCTGGCTGAAGCCGCCCGCATGGCGGCGCAGGCCGATGCCGCGCAGGGGCGGTTCAATCAGGTTCTGGGCGTCGATCGCCAGACGGCGGGTTCGGCGCGCGCGTCGGCCGAGGTTTTCGAACAGGCCGCGAGGGAAGCCGAACGCTACGAGGCCCGCACGAAAGCCTTGCGCGCTGCCATTGATCCGCTCGCCGCCGCGCAGGACCGGCTCAATGCAGAACTCGCCGAGCATGCCGCGCTCGCCAGCCGGGGCGCGATCACCACCGCCGAGCAGGCGGCGGCGAATGCGCTGGCGAAATCGCGTTTCGATCAGACCGCTCAGGCGATCAGGCAAGTCGGCACCAACTCGAAGCTCACGACCCAGCAGGTCATGACGCTTCAGTACACGGTGAACGACGTGATCGCGTCGATGTCTACGGGCATGTCGCCGATGACGATCCTGATGCAGCAGGGCGGACAGGTGACGCAGGCCTTCGGCGGCTTGCGCGGCACGATCATGACGCTCGGCTCCGCCATCGGCGTTGTCGGCGGCGTCATTGCGGGCGTCGCCGTCTCGGTTGGCGTTCTCACGGCGGCATGGTTCGCCAATGATGCCTCGACACGGGCGGTCGCCACCGCGCTCGCAGGCGTTGGCCGCGCATCCGGCGCGACCGCCGCGCAGCTGGAACAGGTCGCGCAGTCCTCCGCCGAGGCCGGCAAGGTCTCGGTGTCGTCGGCGCGTGACATACAGGTCGCGTTCCTGCGCACCGGCAAGATCGGCGCGGAAGAAATGGGTCGCGCTATTGCGGTCTCGCGCAATCTTGGCGTCACGCTCGGCGTCGACACGAAGCAGGGCGCGGAGGAACTCGCCCGCGCGCTGGCCGATCCGTTGCGCGGCGCGGATGAACTCAACGACCGCATCCGGTTCCTGGACGATCGCACCCGCGCCTATGTCCGTACGCTGGTCGACCAGAACAACCGGGCTGAGGCGCAGCGCGTAATCTTGAATGCGCTCGCGCCCTCGCTGGCCGACGCCGAACAGGCGGTCAATGCGCTCGGGCGCGCCTGGCAGTTCGTCGGACGCTCGGCCTCGACCGCCTTCGACGCGCTCGGCAAGGCCGTCGACCGGGCGGTGGATGGCCGCACGCCGACGGAGGAGCTGGAGCTGCTGCGCTGGCAGCAGGAGCGCCTCAGGGCGAACGTGCGCGGCAATGTCGTGCCGCTCTTGCTGCCTCAGGTCGAGCGGCGCATCACTGAGCTCGAACGGCAGCTCAACGACCAGCAGGAACGCGCCCGGCGGATCGCGGCAGAGGCCCGCGCCAACGAGCAATCGGTGCGCGCAGGCGATATCGCCCGTGACACCAACCCCGGCGCACGCGAGATCGAGCGGCTGCGGACGCAGGAAGGCGTGCTCCGCGCCGCGCTCGCCGATCCGCTGGTCCGCTCGAAACTGGCCGACGTTGCGGAGGTCGAAGCGGCCTACCGGCGTGTCATCACGGAACTCGCCCGCTACCGACCCTCGGTGGATGCGGCGACGCAGGCCGTGATGGAGCAGACCTCCGCCACGGAAATCTCGATCCGCGCGACGCTTTCACTGGCCGAGGCCTACCTCGAAAGCACTGAAGCCGCCGCACGCGCGGAGGCTCGCCGGCAAGGGCTCGTCGATCAGGCCCGTGAAGGCGTCAACGCGGAAACCCGCGCCCGGCAGGCCTTGCGGGAACGGATTGCCGAACAGGCGGTCGAGGCCGCCCGGCAGGTGTCGGAACTCGGCCGGCAGATCGACGGCCAGCGTCGTCTGAACGAGGCGATTTCCTCGGGCGCGCTCTCGTCCCAGCGCGCCCAGCAGATCATGCAGGTCGAGCAGGCGCTGCGCCCGCTGATCACGGCGCAGACGCTGGCCGAGGGCGAGGCCAAGGAGAAGCTCGGACGCATCATCGACAGCACCCGCGAAGCCTACGAGCAGCTTCACCGCGAGCAGAACCGGACAGACCTGCTTCAGGGGATCGAGCGCCGCCGCGATGAGATCGCGCTCCGTGAGCGGGAACTGTCGCTGGTCAGGCGCGGTCCGACCGCGCGGCGTGAGGGCGTCGATCAGCTGCGCTTCGAGCAGGAACTGAAGCGGATGGGGATCGATCCGAACGATCCTGAGGCCAGCTATTCCCGCGAGCAGATCAGGCGGCTCAACCAGCTTGGACGCCAGACGACCGGCCGCGAGGCGGCCTTCGACTACGAGCAGCAGAATACTGGCCTTGCCCGCGAGGTCGAGCTCCTGAAGCAGGGAGCCTCGGCCCGCTCGGAAGCCATCGCCATGATCCGCGCCGAGCAGCAGCTTCGGCGGCAAGGGATCGATCCGGCGGGAGCCGAGGGACAGGCAGCACTCGCCGCGGCCCGCCGCCAGTTAGCGCTTGAGCGTCAGGCGGAAGCGCAGGTTGCCTTGCAGGATCAGCGCGCCGAGATCGGCTTGATCGAAACCCAGATCGGCCTGATCGGCGCGTCCGCCCAGCAGCGCGAGACAGTGCTGGCGACCATTCGCGCCGAACAGGATCTGCGCCGACGCGGCATCGACCTCGCCAGCGAGGAAGGCCAGGCCATCGTCGCCAACGCCGTCCGGGTGCAGCAGCTCACGACGGAACTTCAACGACAGGAAGCGACCCAGCGAGCCTTGCAGGGCGCGATCGGCAACGCGCTGGACCGGTTCGGAACGCTGCTGGCACAGGGCAAGACCGACTGGAAGTCGTGGAGAGATGCTGGCCAGTCGGCCATCAACGACATCATGAACGAGCTGATCAAGCTCGCGGTGATGAACCCGCTCAAGAACTTCCTGTTCGGCGGCAACGCGCCGACGCTGGCGACCGGCGGCGGCATCTTTGGAGAACTCGGGAAGATATTCGCCGGTCTGTTCCATGAGGGCGGGCTGGTCGGCGCGGGCGGGCCCGGACGACACATCCCCGCGATGCTGTTCGCGGGTGCGCCGCGCCTTCATGGCGGCGGCTACATCCGGCCAGGCGAGGTGCCGGCCATCCTTCAGACCGGCGAGCGCGTGCTGAACCGCAAGGAAACCGCCGCCTACGATCAGCGGGGTGAGCAGGCCGCGCCGATGATGGTGACGTTCAATATCACGACGCCGGATGCGGGCTCGTTCCGCCGCGCGCAGGGTCAGATCACCGCCGAGATGGCCTCGGCGCTTGAGAGGGCGAGGCGCAACCTTTGAGGACCAACCTGTGAGCTTTCATGACGTGTCCTTCCCGGACGCCATCGCGCGCGGCGCGACCGGCGGCCCGGAATACTCGACCGACGTGGTGATGGTCGCGTCCGGCTTCGAGCAGCGCAACCAGAACTGGTCGGCCTCGCGCGCGCGCTACGACATCTCGACCGGCATCCGCACCCGCGAGCAGATGGCCGAGGTGATCGCCTTCTTCCGCGCCCGCAAGGGCCGCGCCTTCGGCTTCCGCTTCCGGGATTGGGGCGACTTCGAAGCCACAGACCAGCAGTGCCAGGCGATCACGGCCACGGTGTTCCAACTGGTGAAGCGCTATCCGTCCGGCCCCGTCGTCGAGATCCGCACCATCACCCGGCCGGTCGTGGGTTCGGTGGTGGTGCGCGTCAACGGGAACGTCGTCACCCCGGCAATAGATCACGCGACGGGGCGGCTCACTTTCGGCTCGGCTCCGGCGGCGACGCCGGTCGCCACCTTCCGCTTCGACGTTCCCGTGCGCTTCGATACCGACCATCTTCAGGTGATCAGCCGCGCCTACAACCTGCAAAACGTCCAATCGATCCCGATCGTCGAAATCAGGACATAAGCCCATGAAACCCGCTTCCCCTGCACTTGCCGCGCATCTTGCCGGCGAGGTGACCACGCTTGCGACCTGCTGGCGGCTTGAACGGGCCGATGGCTGGGTTCGCGGGTTCACCGACCATGACCGCGAGCTTGTGGTCGATGGGCTGACCTATGTGGCGTCCACCGGCTTCCTGCCTTCCGCGATCAAGACCGCTTCCGATCTCTCCGTCGACAACCTCGATGTCGACGGCTTCCTGGATGATGCGGCGCTCCGCGCCGAGGACCTGATCGCCGGGCTGTTCGATGGCGCGCGGATCGAGGTCTTCATCGTCAACTGGGCAGACCTTGGCCAGGGGCGGCTCCTGCTGCGCGAGGGCTTTCTCGGCGAGATCAAGCGCGCCGATCAGCGCTTCTCCGCCGAGATCAGGGGATTGTCGAACCGGCTGCAGCAGACCGCGGGCAAACTCTACTCGCGGCTGTGCCGCGTCGATCTCGGATCGAGCGAATGCGGCGTCGCGCTCGGACCGCGCACCGACACTTATTCCGTCACGCAGGTGATCGCCGCCGACACGGTGCGGATCGTCACGGCGCGTGCAACCGGCTACTTCACCTTCGGCAAGGCGACCTTCACGACCGGCGCCAATGCGGGCGCGGTCAACGAGGTGCTGCTGCATGACGGCCAGACCATCCGGCTGTTCGTGCCGATGCCGCGCCCCATCGTGGTCGGCGACCAAATCGTGCTCGTCGCCGGATGCGACAAGACGCCGGAGACCTGCAACGCCAAGTTCGCCAACATCCTGAACTTCCGGGGCGAGCCGCACATTCCGGGGAACGACAAGGTATTTTCCTACCCGGTGCGAGCCTGAATTCTGGTCGCAACTCCGGACGGCAAACCGGTTCCCACTTTGCCTGGAGCTGCTCCATGACCGCCTTCACGCGTGACGCCCTCATCGCCGAGGCGCGGACGTGGCTCGGCACGCCCTGGCATCACCAGGCGGCGGTCAAGGGCGCGGGCTGCGACTGCATCGGCTTCGTGCGCGGCGCGGCCGAGCCGTTCATCGGGGCGATCACCCAGCCGATGAACTATGCCGCGACCTGGCCGCTCTACCGGGCCGAAGAGCGCCTGCGCGACGAGATGGCGGCGCATGCAGCCGAGATCGACATCGCCGATGCCTTGCCCGGCGACATCCTGCTGTTCGGCGTCGGCAAGGGCCCGGCGCATCACTGCGGGTTCCTCAGTGAGGAGAACCGCCTGCTGCATTGCTATCGCGAGGCGGGCGCGGTCGTCGAACAGGACCTGACCGGATTCTGGATCGAGAAGACGCGCGCCGCTTTCCGCCTGCCGGGGATCGCCTGATGGCGCGCATCGTTCTGACCGTCGGCGGCGCAGTGCTTGGCAACCTGCTGCTGCCTGGGCTCGGGCAAGCCATCGGCGGGGCCATCGGCTCCTATGTCGGCGGCATCATCGATCAGCAGTTGTTCGGCGAAGGCGCGCGCAACAACGTCGTCACCGGCCCGCGCCTGCAAGACCTTCGCGTGCAATCATCGGGCTATGGCTCGGTGATCCCGCGCGTCTATGGCAAGGCACGACTGTCGGGCAACGTGATCTGGATGCGCGGCTTCGACGAGGAGACGCGCACCGAGACGCAAACGGTCGGCGGCGGCGGCAAGGGCGGCGGTGGCGGCGGCCGGCAGACCACCACGACCGTGACTTACGTCTATTTCTGCGATGTCGCGGTGGCGCTCTGCGAAGGGCCGATCACCAGTATCGGAAAGATGTTCGCCGACGGCAACGCCATCGGCTCCGAGCACTATGCCGCGCGACGCGTCTATCTCGGCGACGCCACACAATCGGCTGACCCGCTGATCGCGGCGACCGAAGGCCTCGCGCCCGCCTATCGCGGCCTTGCCTATGTGGTGCTGGAACGCTTCGCGATCACGCCCTTCGGCAACCGCCTGCCGAACTTCTCGTTCGAACTCACCGCCTGAAGGGTCTGATCCGTGGCGCAACTCGTCCTGACCGTCGCAGGCAGCTGGGCGGGCAACGCCATCGGCGGCGGGCTTGGCCAGGCGGCGGGCGCGATGCTGGGGTCCTATCTCGGCGCGGCCATCGAGCAGGATTTGTTCGGCCCAGGCCCCGCGGCCGTCAACAGGAGCGAGGGCGCGCGCGTCACCGATCTGCAGGTCTCGGGTTCCGCCTATGGCCAGCCGATCCCGAGGGTCTGGGGACGCGGGCGGATCGCGGCCAACATCATCTGGGTGCGCGGCATCAGGGAGACTGCGATCACCGAAACCGAGACCACGGGTGGCGGCGGCAAGGGCAGCGCGAGCCGTGGCGGTCGTCGCCAAACCACGGTTCGCACGCGCTACGAGTACTCGGCCGACATCCTGCTCGGCGTCTGCGAGGGCCCGGTCACGGCGGTCTACCGGATCTGGGTCAACAACACGATGCTCGATCCCGAGCATGTCGGCGCGATCCGGGTCCAATACGGCGAGGAAGGCCAAGTGGCCGATCCGCTGGTGGCAGCGGTCGAGGGCGCAGGCCGGACGCCCGCCCATCGCGGCCTCGTCACGGTCATGCTGGAGGACTTCAAGCTCACGCCGTTCGGGAACCGCTTTCCGAACTTCGAAATCGAGGTTTACCGGGGCTCGGACGATCCGGGCAATGCGCGCAACCTTGTGCAAGGCGTTTGCCTGATTCCGGCCTCCGGCGAGTTCGTCACCGACACGGACATCGTGCGCAAGGTTGGCCACGGCTCGGCGACGTCGCAAGCCGCGATCAACGCCAACACCGGCACGAAGCGCTCGGACTTCCTTGTCTCGATCGACAACCTCAAGCGCGAACTGCCGAACGTCGAATGGATCAACTTCGTCTACGCCTGGTTCGGCACGTCCATCGATGTGGCCACCTGCGATCTCGTGCCCAAATGCGAATACTCGCAGGCGCAATCCGGCGCGGTAGGGGCCGAGACATCGCCGCACCTCTGGTCGGTCGCGGGCGGCGGGCGTTCCGTCTGGCCGGTCGTCACCTCCTACACCCTGCCGAACGGGCAATCGGCGCTCTCCTATGGCGGCACGATCAGCGACGGATCGGTGATCCGGGCGGTTCAGGAACTGAAGGTGCAGGGCTACAAGGTCCTGTTCTACCCGTTCATCATGATGGACATTCCGCCGCCCGATCCGGCGCCGTTCCCCTGGCGCGGCAGGATCACGGGAGCGGCGGCGGACGTGCCCGGGTTCTTCACCCATCCTGCGGGGTATGTGCGCTTCATCCGCCACTGCATGACGCTATGCGAGCAGGCCGGCGGCGTCGATGCCTTTGCCATCGGTTCGGAAATGGTTGGCCTCAACCGCATCCGGGATGGAGGTGGAGCCTATCCCGCCGTGCCATTCTGGCGACAGATCGCGGCGGAAGCGAAGACACGGCTCGGGGCGGCTTGCACGGTCACCTATGCCGCCGACTGGTCGGAATACCGCTACAACGACCGGGGCGGCGCAAACGTGGACTTCCCGCTCGACGCCCTCTGGGCGGACAGCAACATCGATGCCGTCGGCATCGACGCCTACTTCCCCATCACCGACGCCGACCGCTCCCTGACCGACCCTGCCGCGATCGGCGCAGGCTGGGGTTCAGGCGAACTGATCAGCTACTTCTATGCCAGCGAGGCCGACCGCGATCTCGCCGGGCGCGGCGCCAACCGCATCCAGTCGCCGATCAGCGAGCCGTTCTGGGCGCTCAAGGACCTGCGCTGGTGGTGGGACAACGCCCACACGCCGCGCGTCAATGGCGTGCCAACGGGATCGCCGACGGCGTGGACGCCGCGGATGAAGCCGATATGGCTCACCGAATACGGCTTTCCGTCGGTCCATTGCTCGCCGAACCGCCCGAACGTCTTCGTCGATCCGAAGTCGGCGGAAAGCTTCTACCCCTGGTACTCGAACCGATCCGTGGACCGCGTAGTCCAGCGCGTCGCGATCAAGGGCACCGAGGATTGGTGGCGGGACCTCGCGAACAATCCGCTCGATGGCCAGGGACGGCGGATGATCGGGCCGCGCTTCCTGTGGTGCTGGGATGCGCGGCCTTACCCGTTCTTCCCGTCGCTGAAACGAGTCTGGCAGGACGGCGACAACTACCGCCTCGGCCATTGGGTTCAGGGAAAGATCGGCAACATGCAGCTCTCCGAGATCGTGCGCGATCTGTGCCTTCGCGCCGGGCTTTCCAATGCCGACATCGATGTGACGAGCCTCACCGACGAGGTCTCGGGATATGTGGTCAGTGAGCGCAAGTCGCTGCGCGAGATGATCGCCGTCTTGCAGACCGCGTTCTTCTTCGACGCAGTGGAGAGCGGCGGGGTGTTGCGCTTCGTCAGGCGCGGCGGCGGAACCATTGTCGCTGTCGACGCCAATGATCTCGGCGCGGCGGAAGGCGACGGCGACCGGGCGCGCATCCGCATCGAGCGTGCGCAGGATGTCGAACTGCCGATCTCGATCGACGTGGTGCATCTCGACGAGGCCCGCGATTATCAGAGTTCAACCGTCACGGGCCGCAGGCAGCTCGGCACCTCGCACAGCGTGACCACGTTCTCGCTGCCGCTGATCCTCTCGGTCGAGGAAGCCCAAACCATCGCCCAGCGCGCGCTCCGCGAAATCTGGCAGGGCCGCGTGACGTTGGAGGCCAAGCTGCCGACCCGCGCGATCCGCATCGATCCGACCGATGTGATCGAGGTTCCGGTCGATGGCGTGGTCCAGCGCTTCCGGGTCACCTCCGTGACCTATGGCAAGCCAGGGCTCGTACTGGTGCGTGGCGTCGCAACCGACGGCGACCTGCCGCAGTTCGTCACCGTTCCGACCGGATCAGGCGATCTGCAGCCAAACGTGCCGGAGACCGCCTCGCCGACGCGGGTCGAACTCATGGACCTGCCGCTTCTGTCGGAAGCCGATGCTGGCGAGGCGACCTCGTTCTACATGGCCGCATGCTCGCTCGGTGGCGCGCCGTTCCGGGGCGTCTCGCTGTTCCGGCCGACAGCGGACGGGCTCGACTACACCGTCTCCGGCGTCGCCGACGTCGCTTCCGTGATCGGCGACACCGTGACTGCACTCGGATCGGGACCGGCGCATATCTGGGACAACGGCAACACCGTCGAGGTGCAACTCGCCTTCGGCTCGCTCGAAAGCCTTCCCGATACGCGGATCCTCGATGGCGCGAACGGCGCGCTGATCAATGGCGAGATCGTCCAGTTCGCCAACGCGGTGCTGATCGGACCGGGACGCTATCGGCTCTCGCGCCTGCTGCGCGGGCGGCTCGGGACCGAGCACCGGATCACGACGCACGCCATCGGCTCGCGCTTCGTTCTGCTCGATCCCGGCCGGCTTGAGCGGCCGACCTTCTCGGCCTCCAGGATTGGCCTCACCATCGCCTGGCGGTTCGCGCCGGTACCGCAGGGGCCGACCGGGGACCAGTCCGGGCAGATCAGCTTCGCGAATGGCGGCGAGGCCCTGAAGCCATGGTCGCCGGCGCATGTGCGGGGCACGCGCAATGGCGCGGGCGATATCACGATCAGCTGGGTCCGCCGCACCCGCTACGGCGGCTGGTGGCGCGATCTGACGGACGTTCCGCTGAATGAAGAAGTCGAGCGCTACGAGGTCGACGTGATGAACGGCTCGACGGTCCTGCGCACGCTTCCCGCATTTGCGCCCACTGCCATCTACACCGCCGCCCAGCAGGTCGCCGATTTCGGATCGGCGCAGGCGAGCGTCACCGTCCGCGTCGTCCAGCTTTCGACCGCGATCGGGCGCGGCACGCCAGCCGTGGCGACGATCTGATCCCGAACACCCGATCCCGAAACCTGACCAAGGCGGTCTGACCGAAACGCCTTGAAGGAGCCGTCATGACCACACCGAACCTTGGCCTTCCCTTCATCCTGCAGGGGCAGGCGCAGAAGGAGGTCACCCACAACGAGGCGCTGATCCGGCTCGACGCGCTTGTGCACGGCAACGTGCGCAGCCGGACGCTGACAACCCCGCCCGGATCACCCGTCAACGGCGAGCGCTGGATCGTGCCTTCCGGCGCGACCGGCGCATGGGCAGGACAAGCGGGCCGGATCGCTCACTGGAACGTCAACGCCTGGGCGTTCTACGTCCCCATCAATGGCTGGCGCTACCATGTCGAGGATGAGCGGCTCACGGTCGTCTGGACCGACGCCGATTGGCGCGACCGCATCGTCGGCACGCCCAATGGCGGCGCGCTCCGGCTCGTGGCGCTGGAGCAGGAACTAACGCTGACCGGCGCCTTCGTCGATGCCACCACCGCCGCGATCGCCGACCGCATGATCGTGCTCGCGGTCGCCTCGCGCACGACCTTGGCCATCACCGGCGCGACCTCCTACGGCGTCGGCGTGGCCGGCAACACCAACCAATTCGGCGGTTCGCTCGGCATCGCGCTCGGATCGAACAACATCGGCGTGATCGGACCGACCGCCTTCTACGCCAACACGCCGATCCGCGTCACCGCGGCTGGCGGGAATTTCACGGCAGGTCGTGTGCGGGTCGTGCTCTACGCGCTCGCCTTCACCGCGCCGACCTCGTGATCTGAAACCCGAACATCCAGGAGAATGCGATGAAGAAGGATCTGCTCTGGCCGAGCGCGCCAGGCGGCAACGCTGACGTGCCCGGAGGAATCGCGGGCCATGTGCGCGGCGCTGCCCTGCAGGACCAGGATGGACGCGTCGCGCCGATGGTCAGCATCCTCGGCGCGCCGACCAAGTTCCGCGACGCCTTCGAGGCCTTCGACACGACCACGCGCTGGAACGCCGTCCAGATCGCATCCGGAGACATCGTACAGGTCGACGGCAATGTCGCGGGCGCGAGCTATCTCGTGATCTCGAAGGATCCGCTCAGCGAGGCGACCGAAACCGTCATCGAAACGCTCGACAGCTTCAATATGCCCGTGCGCGTCGCCGCCGGCATCTCGCTGTCGCAGCGGATCAACGGGCAGGAGTTCTCGCTGGAGCTCGTCTCGACCGATGACTGGCCAGGCGTGGTGCCGCTCGTTCCGGCAGGCCCGGTCACCATCGCCTCGATCTCCCAGGCGACCACGACGCTCAGTGTCACGACCGCCGCGCCGCATGGGCTCAGGATCGGTGAGCGCGTCTCGATCTTCGGCGTCCCCGACAGCCGCCTCAACTATTCCTGCGTCACGGTCGCGACAACGCCGACGCCGACGAGCTTCACCGCCACGGCCGGGTCGCAAGGCGCCATCCCCTCGGTGACGGCCGGGCCATTCACCAGCGGCTCGATCATTAAGGCCGATCCCTTGGGCTATGCGCGCAACGGATCGAGCCTCGTCTTCGAGGGCACGACCGCGACGAACGAGAGCTACTACGTCCGCTCCGAGGGCGGCGACGCGCTGCCCTCCGGCACGATCGCAGGCAACCAAGCGGCTGCCTTCTCGGTCTCGACGGCCGCCACCCAGCTGGTCGCGGCAGCGGGCGCTTATGCCTTCGCGCCTGCCGCCCTGTTCGAGATCCTGCCCCAGCTCGAAAAGGTGACGTTCAGCGGCTCGCCCATCGACAGCGCCGGCGCGATCTCGGCCATGTTCAAGCGCACGCAGGTCGTGCCCAATCCGGCCCGCGACTACAAGCTTCGCCTGCGCGCCAAGAACCACCGGTCTCTGTCACGCCCCGTCGGCAGGATCGTCTCCGCGGCCAAGGCTGGTTCAGCGACGGTGACCATCACCTTCGACCAGCCGCACGGATTGACGGTCGCCGATCTCGTGACGGTCCATGGCATCCGCGATCAGGTGAACTTCGCCAATCTGGCGACCCCGACCGCCGTCGCGAGCGTGCCGAACGCCACGACGATCACGATCCCCATCGGCGCGTCGGCGACCGCCACGTCCTTTGGTGGCGTCGTCATCCGGGTGAATGGCGGCGTGTTCGGCGCCCCCATCGGCCAGGTCGCGCAATCGGTCGCCCGCACCACCAATGTGCTGACGGTCACCGGTTCGGCTGCCTGGTCGGGACTGCAGATCGGCCAGTACATCAATCTGCACGGCGTGCGCGATGCCGTGTCCGGGGCCGATCTCGGGCTCGACGGCTCCTATCGCGTGCGCGACCTAGCAACGACCACGCTCATCCTCGAACCCATCGGAGCAGCACCGACCGGCGCCGATATCGTCACGACGAACTGCGGTGGCGCGGTGCTGCCTCGCACAGATTTCCGGGTGCACTTCATCCGCGTGATGGAGTTCACGCGCCTCATCACCGAGTCCATCGGCGGCTTCGGACGGGCCGACCAGATGGATGCCGCCCCGGTCCTGGTCACCAATGCGGTATCGGCGGTCACCGTCACCGGCGGCGTGGCGCAGGACGCTGTCGCGGGCAACCCGGTCGGGATCGGCGCGCGCGCCGCCAACGTCAACCAGGCGGCGATGTCCGCGACCGGCGATCTCGTGCACCTCATGGCGACGATGATCGGCGCGCTCGTCAACAAGCCGTTCTCGATCCCTGAAGCCGATTGGACCTATGCGCCAGCCGGCGTGATCGCCAATACCGCGGACGTGGTGATCGCAGCTGCCGCCGGCGCCGGCATCCGCCGCTATGTCACTGCGATCCAGGTCATCAACACCAACGCGGTCGCGACCGAGTTCGTGGTCAAGGATGGCGCCACGGTGATCTGGCGCATCTGGCTGCCCGCCAGCATGACGTCACTGTGGGACATCGACTTCCCCACGCCGCTTCGCTCCAGCGCCAATGCGGCGCTCAACGCCGCCGCCATCACCACCGGCGCCAGCATCTATCTCGACGCGCAGGGCTACACCGCGCCATGAACCGCCCGTGACTTGGGCTTTGGCCACAGGCGCGCACACGGCGCGATAGTCCCACGCCCGCATGGTTGGCGCAGCCGCATTCGCATTGGCCCCACGGCGCGCCCGGTGCGCCACCAGGGGCCACCCCAAAAACCAGAGGAAGAAACCATGCCCGCAACAGCAGCGGCGGCGGTCACTGTCGCCCCTGAAACCCTGACGATCACCTGGCTGGTCGCTGGCGGGATCATCGCCCAGCTCCTGATCCTGATCGTCTTTCTGGTCCGCGTGGCGTGGTGGCTGTCGCACCGCTTCACGCTGATCGATGCCACGCTTGCCGGCAACTCCAAGGAGATCGTCGCTCTCAGGGCCGATGTCTCGAACGACATCGCTGGCCGCAAGGTCGTGGCCGATGCCCGCACCGACATCGCCCAGATCAAGGCGACAATGGGCGAGTTCCGAGAACGCATCGACCGCTTGGAAAGCAATGAGGACGGCCGCAAGCACGCCTGATCCGCCGAGATCAATCCCAACCGCAACCCGACGCAAAGCCCGCCCCTCCGGCGGGCTTCGTCGTTTCAGGAGGTCGCCATGTTGCCTGCCCAATACCGATGGCTCGAAGCCGAGCCCGGACCGCGCATGATCGCCGAAGCGCTGAAGCAATACGGCACGCTCGAAGCACCGGGCGAAGCCGACAATCCGAAGATCATCGGCTGGCAAGACGAACTCGAAGCCGCCGGTCTTGGCCGCGTCTATGCCGGCGTCTACCGCCACGACGCGATCCCGTGGTGCGGCCTGTTCATGGCGATCGTCGCCCATCGCGCCAACATCGAACGCCGCCCCGAGCGGAATCCGCCACGCCTCTATCTCTCGGCGCTCGAATGGGCGGCGTTCGGCACGTCGGTTCCGAAAGGCGCTGCGGCGCTTGGCGACGTGCTCGTCTTCAAGCGCAAGGGCGGCGGGCATGTCGGCCTCTATGTCGGCCACGACGCCTCGGCCTTCCACGTTCTCGGCGGCAATCAACAGAACCGCGTCTCGATCACGCGGCTGTCGCGCAACCGGCTCGTGGCGGTGCGCCGTCCGGCCTATCGCGCCCAGCCCTCCAACGTTCGACCCATCGCCCTCGCTGCGAGCGGAAACCTCTCCGTCAATGAGGCCTGATCCAACCCAACCAAGGAGATTTCCATGAACGCCGTTCTTCAGTTCGGTGCGGGCTACCGCACCTACATCATCGCCGCCGTGCTCGTGCTGGTTGTCGTCGTCGAGAAGGGCCTCGGCATCGATGTGCCGGGCGTCGATGTCGGTTCCGACTGGCTTACCCAGATCCTCGCCGCGTTCGGCCTCGGCACCCTGCGGGCCGGGATCACCGGGGCGAACAAGTGACCGGCTGGTTCGCCCTGGCCCTTATCGTCGCGGTGGTCCTCGCCACCGCGGCGATCTTCGCCGCTGGCCGCAAGGCGGGCGCAGCCACTGAGGCCGCGAAAGCCCGCGAGGCCGAACTCAAATCCCAGAAGGAGGCCTCCGATGCAAAGGACCGCATGCTCGAAGCGGGCGCTGCCGCTCCTCGTGATCGCGACGCTCTCGCTGACCGCCTGCGCGACGGCACCTTCTAGGCCGTCCGTCGTCTGCCCGCCGGTCGCGGCCTACGATCGCGCCTTCCAGGCGCGGCTTGCCGACGAAATCCTGCGCCTGCCACCCGGCGCAGCGCTGGAACGGGCGATGCTGGACTACGCCCGGCTGCGCGATCAGGCGCGGGCTTGCAGGCAATAGTCCCGTTTCTATAACCCTAACAGCGCGCGTAGCTTCTGCTCTATACCGGCAGAGTCGATGCCTTGATCTTCGGTGGTCGTCACGAGGATTCCTGCGTCTCCTTCACCCTCGTCTTCCGGCAACACGCCCTGAGAGCGATACCAATCCAGCTTCGCTAGCCAGCGGCGTCGATATGCCGGTTCAGACAGCAGCCCAAGGTGCTCCAGAAAGACGCGCCGACCAGTCTCTGCATCTTCAATCGTGAAGTCAGGATATCGAACGCTGCCGTCCTGCCCGGTGAAGGGTTGTTCGTAGGCGTAGGTGATGCCAAGGGCCTGAAGCAGATTGGCAATGATCACCTCCGATTTGGAGCGGACTAGCTCGCCGCGGGTGGTGCGGTGAATGAGGCCTTCTTCGAGGAATGCCCCGACATGCTCGACAGGCTTGGGATCGGAAAACAGATTTGTCAGCCGACGGGCGGTCTCGGAATGCTCGGATAAAGACAGCTTCAGGAGGGCCCGAAGGTCGCCCTGGTGAAAGAGGACCACTTGTTCACGTTGGCGCGTCAGTGCGGTGTAGAGCAGTTCACGTGACAGAAGGCGGCAAGGATTCGGGATCACAATGAAGGTCATGCCGAATTCGCTGCCTTGGGCTTTGTGAATGGTCAACGCATAGGCGAGCTCCAAAGGCGCTTCGCCTTCATCGCCGAAATCATTCCCTCCAAAACCAAACTTGAAGCCCAGCTGCGAAGAGAATTCGACCTCGAGCTTCCAGGGGAGCCCCTTTGGCTTCCAACTGCTCCCTTTGAACTGGCCCACAACGATCCCGATCTCACCATTGGCGAGATAACCCTTCTCCATTTTTGGATAGACGTCGTACCGCCTCGCATTGGCGACATTGATCACTTTGTCGCCGTACAGCACGCCTTGTGCGCCCAACGGCTTGCAGGTTTTGCGCTCCCAGTATTTTTCAGGCTCGGCCCAAGCACGTGCTTGCCGTCGGAAGGACTTCTGAAGCCATCGATTCAAGCCGTCTACGCCGGTCTCGCCAGCGCGCACCGGTGACAGTATCTGCCATGCTTCAGCGTCGGCGCCTCCTCCGCGACGGCTTTCGACGCCCGAGGCATCTTTCTCTGGGCGAGAGGGGTTGAAGTACACGATCTCATTGAACGGACGTCCGCCAAGGCTGATTTCGAAGGTGGCCTCGTCCCGCTCGTCGTCGAAGCCTTGCTTTTGCGAAATGCTCCGAGTCGCCGCCTTGATCTCGGCAAGAAGCTTTGTCTGGAGGTCGGTGTCGCCTTCCCAGCGAACAGCTCGAATGCCGATCGACTTGCCGCTGGCTAGACGATCCCAGGCTTCATCAGCGCCGGGATCGGTAGCCTCTCCCCCGAACCATCTCGACAAGATGATGTCGTCGCGGGCCCCTGGCGGCTGTCCGGCCGCGACTGACTGCTCGGTCTGCCGGCGCACGATCTTGAGTTCCGCATACCCGAGTGGTGCCGTGCTGGCTGCCGTGGCAGCGGCGTCGTTCAAATAGCGGACGATGTCGACAAATGGGCGACCCGCGCCAATCGGCGGGAGCTGCCTCGGATCGCCCACCAATATCAATCGTTCGACGGCTGTTGTTTCGATAGCATCAAGGGTGGCCGCCAATTGGTCCTCGGTCAGCATCGAGCACTCGTCGATGACGACAGTCTTGAAGCCGCGCTCGCGGTTAGCATCATCGGTAACGCGATAGGCCCCGGTCAGTGGGTCATAACGTTCGAGTGCCAACAAGAACTGCGCGAGTGTGTAGGCTTGCGCATTGTTGGCCCGCTTCTGCATCTGAACCCGCGCTTTGCCGGTCGGGGCCAGGAGGAGGACACCCCCGGCGGCGACAGACGGCAACGACAGCAGGGCCGTCAAAAGGCTCGTCTTGCCCGTACCGGCAGGCCCGATCAGAACCGAAAAGCGAGACCGATAAATTTCCTCCAGCGCTTTGGCTTTCTCGAGACGGGCAAGCTCCTCCGTCTCTGGGTCGCTCGCCGCCTCGAACGGCGGAAGTTGTCGGTCAATAAGGGCTCGCCAATCGTGCTCGCCGGCATGCCGTTTGCCCGCGAGGCGCCGTTTCACACGAGCCGAGATGAGGTCGCGTGACTCTGCATACTCCTGGAGCTGCCATGCGGGGGTACCATCCGCCATACGGGCGACTGCGATCCTTGCCTTCAAGAATGTGCCAAATGCCTCGATCCAATCGGCGCCGATTGCGCATTGGGGCGAGATGTCGAGGTCGCGGACGCGTTGCACGAGCCAAGATTGGGGAAGCAAGGTATGCCCTTCACCCGCTGCGCGATCGAGCGTGGTGATCACCAAGGCGCGGCCGCGACGGGGATCAATCGCCTCCGCACAGCGGGAGGGATCAGGTACGGGCGCCGCTGTCGCAACCGTCGCGTCGGGGAACAGTCCACGATCGATCACTGCTGCTGAAATCGGGTCGATGCGTCCGCGGTCGTCTTCGAAGCAAAGATAAGGGTTCGCTAGAATTTCTGCGTCGGAAGCAGTGATGGCTGCCCGCTTGCGTTCCTCGGTTACAAACCATCGGGTCGCCTGATCGGCAGTGATCTCGAATCTGGCAAGCAGCTTCAGCAGCGCCCGCCGTTCTGGCTTCAGGCTGCCCCAGAGTTTTGCCGCCGTCGAACCAATTGTCGCTGCCAAATCGGGAGCGAGCAGGGTCGGCTCGTGAAGCACCTTTTCGACGAGCGGCCAAGGATCGCGCACCTCCTGAGATCCGTCGGCGTGCAGCTGTTGACCAATGGCGTGGGCGACCAGGGTACCGTGAGTCAATCCGAACGCTGTCAGCGCTGAGCCAAGGCCGGGAAAGGCACCCCGAAGCCGCCAGATCCGGTTGAGCTGAGTGTCGACCCAGCCCCGAGCGGCGGACCAGTTGCCAGGCACTACCTTTTCGAGCCGCTCCAGCAGCGACGCGCAGGCGAGCAGAACCGTGATCGCCTGGTCATGTGTCACATGCTCAGTGCCCATCGAGAACGCGTCCCAGTGTTCCTCGGGCGCGTGGAGCACAAGACTCGACAAATCAATGCTCGGGTCTTTTGCGGCAAGGTCAATCAGGTCGTGGTAGGGAAGGAGAAAGCCGTCCTTGATCTCTGGCCGGATCGAGTGATGTAGATTGCGCTCCCACAGGACGCAGCGCATGGCATCCGACGGCGCGCCCTTCTCGTAGATGTATTCGACGGAAGGGTCGACCTTGAGAACTCGACCTACGCCGACGATGACTCGCCGTCCGTCATCCGTCAGCGGAGTGCGCTTGGCGTAGAAGAAGACAAGAGACTCCTCGGGTGTGATGGCGCCGAAGAACGTGTCGAGCATCGCGAGCTGGTTCCGGCGTTCCTGAACCCAGAGCTTATCGAATTCGAGATCGGGCTCGAGTTCGGGTCGGAAGTCAATCTTGTAGGCCTTGGCCCGGTCAGGGATGCCGTCGTCCGAATTCTTCATCATCCAGGCGAAAGGAACAGCCGCAGCCGAAAAGGCCACATGGTGGAAGTAGCCTTCCTGGAAATGTTTGTATCTGGGGTCGTGGCTATACGGGTGGCGGACCCTTCTGGCATAACCGAAGGGCGCCATGAATGCTCCGCGTTCTGCGGCGCATGCCGGTAGCCGAGCGCCGTCGGGATCCCAAGCGGCCCCAGCGACGCTCGTCTCGAAATCGTCGTCCTTGGTTTCCGCCACTCTCGGCAGGATCAAGCAGGATGTGTTTCCCCGCGGATTGGCGCAGATCGTCCCGGCCCAACGGCTGTCGTGCCATGGCACTCGGATGGAAACGTGCATGGTCGGAAGCTGTCTCGCGCCTCTGATCAT